GAAGGTATGTACACAGGGTACTCGCAACCATCAAAAATTAATTATATTGAGTTGCCACGCTCGCCAATACAATCAGTAACGCATATAAAATCATATGCAGATGACAACACGGCTACAACATTGGCTACATCAAATTATTATGAGGATTTAGTTAGAGAGCCAGCGCGGATTGTTTTGCGTGATGGCGGATCATGGCCTACTGATTTAAGAAACGCCAATGGGATTGAGGTAAGGTATGTGGCTGGTTATGGTGATTCGCGGGGAACTATACCAGAGCCAATCCGTGTAGCCATGTTGGAATATGTATCATTTCTGTATGAACACAGGGGCGATGATGAGGGTAGGGCTTTGAACCCGCCAATGATGATTAAATCTTTACTACAGCCATATGTGATAATGAGATATGGTGTCAGTGCATTTAATGGTGGGTATTAATGTCTATTGGCAAGATGCAACATTCTCTGGCCTTGCAAAGCAAAGGGTCTAGCGCAGATGGCGGCGGCGGTTCATCTGGTGCGTTTTCCACGTTTGCCACCACGTTTGGTCGTATTGAGGCGCAGGGTGGGGGAGAAAGGTTTTTTGGCGATCAAAATGAGGCGAGAACCACGCACAAGATAACAATTAGATTTAGGCGTAATCTTACAGTGGCTCACCGTATACTGTATTCTTACACAGCGGATGGGGCAAGCTACACCCGCACATTCAATATCCGCAGAATTGAGAATAAAGATGAGCGTGACAAATACCTTGAAATTTTGTGCGAGGAAGGCGTTGCAACCTGATGGCTAGTATAAGGAGCAGAGTTGTACGAAAGCCCCGCCAGCAAGCCGTGTTGCGCGATTATGAGGGGGATATAAAGGCGTTAATAGGAAGGGCGGCAAATTTAGTGCGTAATACAGCCGTTCAATCTATAAACCAAGGCACAAAATCTGGTGTCATTTATGAGAAATATAATCCGCGCAGAACTCACAAAGCGTCAGCCGCAGGGCAACCCCCCGCAACAGATACAGGGTTTCTAGTGCAGAACATTGTTGTTGATATAGATGCCAATGGGTTGGGTGCAAGCGTTGAAAGCAGGGCAGATTATTCATCGTTTCTTGAATTTGGCACATCTAAAATGGGGGCTAGGCCGTTTATGCAACCAGCCCTTGAGGTAAATAAACCCAAGATACGAAGGTTAGCAAAACAGATGATAAGGGCTAAATAATGTCAATACATAGTTTTGAGCTTCAAAAATCAGTGTTTTCAGCGTTGAATGGCGGCAGTATCACAGATGCTTCTGGGTCTGCCATAACAGGGGTTTTTGATGATGTGCCAATAGATACAGCCTACCCATATATAAAAATTGGCGAAGAAACCATCTCTGATAATTCAAGTAAAAATAAAGATATTTTTGAACATACGTTGACAATACATATATGGTCGCAATATCGTGGCAATCGTGATATAAAAGATATTATGAAACAGGTGCATGATTTATTACATGATAGTTCATTGACTGTTTCGGGAGCTTCTATGGTGAATATGAGACAGGAGTTTCATACGACCCTAACAGAAGGTGATGGAATAACACGGCATGGGGTCATGCGATTTCGTGCCGTTGTGTCAGACAGCTAGTAAGGAGATTTAGACATGGCGGCACAAAAGGGTTCAGCCCTATTAATGAAAATCGGTAATGCGGCAAGTCCAGAGGTTTTCACAACAATCGGCGGTATGCGTTCAACATCTCTAACCATGAATGATGAGATGGTTGACGTAACAAATAAAGACTCAAGCAATGCAAGAACTCTCTTAGCAAAGGGCGGGGTAAACTCCATAACTGTATCAGGTAGTGGCGTGTTTACAGATAGCGCGTCTGAAACCACCCTCAAGGGCAAGTTTGATGTATCAGCGTTGACAAATTACCAGTTCCTTGTGCCTGATTTTGGCACATTCACAGGGTCGTTTATGTTAACCACTCTTGAATATGGTGGCGAATATAATGGTGAAGTGACTTACAGCTTTACCTTTGAAAGCTCTGGCGCAATCACATTCGCGACTGTGTAATATGAGTTGGGAATCAGTAGATATTGAAGTTGGTGGCAAAAACTACTTAGGCCACGTTATGTCTGATGGTGAGCGAACCATCTTCAATGTTCCCCCTGTCTCTGAATTAGAGGTAGGCGGGAAATTCAAGTGCGGTGGCAAATCATTTACCGCCGTTAGTGTCCACGATGTCGCTCAGAGGGGCGAGGAATTATTAGTTGAAACCAAGGAGGTTTATGGTGGCGGTCAATCCAAAAAGAGGGGAAATCCAGATAGTTCTGGGGGAGAAGAAGTATCAGGGGAAGGTGACGCTTGACGTTGTAATGCGTATTGAAAGGCAGATGGGCAGAGGCATAGTAAAAATTGCTCAAGCCATGTCTAATGCAGACATTAGCGTATCTGATATTTTAACCATCCTAACGCCAGTTATTAGGGCTGGCGGGAATGATGTGAAAGAAAAGGACTTGCACCCTATAATTTGGGAAGCTGGATTGACGGAGGGCATAAGGGTTTGTGGTGAAGTTATAGCCATTGCCCTAGGTCATGAGGATGATGAGGGAAACGTGGAGGAGGCGGCTCCACTTCTGTAGAAGAACTACCTTGGGATTCATTTATGGAATTAGCCCTTGGTAAAATGGGGATGAGGCCAGACGATTTTTGGAATATGGGATTCCCTGAGTTTTATGCGGCTGTAGACGGATTTGCAGAGTTTCATTCTGGTGGTAAACCGCCTCCACTAAGAAAGAATGAGCTTGAAGAACTGATGGAGTTATATCCAGACTAATGGCGGCAACAACAGTAGATACACTTCTTGTCAAGATTGAGGCTGATCTCAGTAGCCTAAAGAGACAGCTTGCTCAATCCCAAGCAGCGACCCAGAGAACAGCGGGTAGGATGCAGGGTGCTTTCAAAAAGATGGAAGCATCCGTGGGTCTGCTCATTGCTAGGTTCGGCAATTTAAGAACAGGAATATTAGCTGTTGGCGCAGTAATCGCCACAGGTTTGGGAATGGGCATTGCTAGAACAAATGCTCAGTTCCAAGACCTTGAGGTGACTTTATCTACAGTCTTTGGTGGCATGGAAGAAGGCCAAGCCGCTATGGAATTTATCCAAATATTCGCACAGCGCACCCCATTTGATATTCAAACGCTTTCCAAGGCATTTATTCAGTTAGGTGGTGCGGGAATAAAGCCCACTGAAGAATTGCTCACGACCTTTGGTGATGCCGCCGCCGCTACAACAAATAGGGTTGCGTCATTTGAGGCTATGGTCAGGATTGCTACAAGGGCAGTGGGCGGTGGTCTTGGACTTGAAGAACTAGAGCAATTAGTCAATCAAGGCATACCAGTTTACAAGATACTTCAACGTGAAATAGGCGTTTCTCGCCAAGAAATATCTGAATTAGGTCAAACCGCTGAAGGCGCGGCAAAAATTATGGAAGGCTTACAGAGAGGTCTGAAAAAAGATTTTGGCGGCGGCATGGCGAGGGCTGCACAAAATTTATCCACAATGATGTCTAACCTTGGAATCGCCGCAACTAATCTCACATTGGCTTTGGGCGAGGGTATTGGAGGTCTTGGTCTAACAAAAGCGTTTACATTCTTAGCTGAAACATTGACGCAGTTTGCTGTCATCCTAAAGCCTGTTGTCCATCTTTTGGGATTTGTTCTAGCTGGTGCTGTCGCGGCGGTGGTTTTACCATTTAGGCTTTTATCAGAAGCCATTTTACTTGTTGCAAGAGGTTTGGTTGAGTTAGGGAAATTTATAGGCAAATTTGAGGGGTTTGAATTTATTGCAGATGCCGCCAACTCCTTAAATGCAAGCCTTGATGATCTTGCCGCTATAATGAATAAAAATATTACAGGGTTAGAGGCCACAGCCAAAAGCAGTGAAGATGCTGATAAAAAAATAATAAGTTTAAAGGGAGACATACAGGCTCTCAAAGATGAATTAAACAATATGCCAGAGGTTTATCTCAAAGCTAATGAGATGACCAGAGGCTTTAACGATATGAATGCGGACCAGCTTAAAATAATTACTGATTTGATAGCTGAGCATGACAGGCTGACAAAAAAACTTGATGAAAGAACCAAAGCAACTGATGCCGCAACGAAAAAGGATGAAGATTTAAAGAAGATTGTGGAAGACCTCACGTTTGATAATGAGCAGTTGGTAAAAGCCAATCGAGGTGTTTCTGAATCAACCATAGAATATCAAGGAATTTTGAATCAATTCGGCGGTGATTTGGGTGAGCATGGGGTCAAAATTAAAACATTAATTAGAGAGCAACATGCTATAAAAAAAGCACAAGAAAAAAGTGAAAAGGCTCAAGAAGAATACAATGAGAGGATAGAAGAAGGTACACAGCTTGCCGCCGCCTACATACCGCAACAACAAATTTTAGAAGAAAATCTGCGAAAAATAGAAGATGCGTTTTATGCTGGTGACGTAGCACTAGACGTTTTTAATGCGGCATCTGCGGACATGGAGATGCAGATAAAAAGAGTTAACCCTGAGTTTAGAAGATTGCATGATGCGGCGTTGCAAGCCGCAGATGGGGTTTCAAATGCGCTGGCAGATGCCTTTGTAAACGGCAAGCTATCCCTGCAAAGCCTTGGTGATGTATTTAAACAGGTTATCAAACAGATGATTGCGGATGCTATTAAGGCTCAAATTATAAAGCATATCATTGGACCAATATTCGGCGGTATGGGTTTTGGGGGCGGAGGGGCTGTTGGCTCTGGCTCTAGCTCTATGACGTTTACATCTGCATCAGATAGTTTTGCTGGCGGTGGATCGGTCAAAAGGAGGGCAACTGGTGGTCCAGTGTTGGTTGGCGAGCGTGGTCCAGAACTATTTATACCGCACAGCGCAGGGGTGGTAAGAAACAACCATGATACAATGAATATGATGGGCGGCGGTGGCAACCAGCCAGTTGTAAATCAAACCATCAATATTGATGCGGGTGTTTCGCAGACTGTAAGGGCAGAGGTGATGAGCATGATGCCAAGAATAAAATCTGAAACAATAGCTGCTATGATGGATGGTAAGCGTAGGGGCAATTCGATAAGTAAGGTATTTTAAATGGCAGCTCCAACCTATCCATTGACACTCCCAGCATCGCCAGCATTTGCGAAATCAAAGTGGTCGCTAAAGCGTGTTACAGCCGTGTCTGAATCACCGTTTACAGGCCAGCAACAGGTGTATGACTATGGTTATGCGTTATGGCAAGCCGTGTTGACCTTGCCGCCCATGATGCGTTCTGATGCGGCAAATTGGGAAGCCTTTATGATGAAGCTGCATGGACGCAAGGGTACGTTTTTGCTTGGCGATCCAGATGCCAAAACAATTCAAGGCGGAGCAACTACTTCCGCAACGCTCAATGGGGCAATTGCTGTGGGAGCGTTTACAATATCCATTGATACCAACAACGCAAACATGACCAATGTTTTTAAAGCTGGCGATTATATACAAATTGGGTCAGCGGCGGCGGCGAAGCTATATATGATTGTTGATAACACAAACTCTAATTCATCAGGGGTTGCTAGTGTGAATGTAGAGCCAGCTATCAAAACAGTCGCTAGTGATGGGGCGGCGGTGGATTACACAGCGGCGCAAGGTATATTCAGAATGGACACGGCTGATTTAGGCTGGGATACAAATGAGGTTTCACGATATGGCATCACGTTCTCATGCACAGAGGCGTTGTAATGGATGACGTAACGATAGCAAATGTGTTGTGGTTTATCGCCACGTTGTTAGTTGGATTTTTCATCAAAACGATGTGGGAAAGAATTAGTGTTTTGAATAAGCGTGTAGATAACTGGTCAACAATTATGCCAGAGACATATGTTAGGCGGGATGATTACAGAGATGACATTCGGGATATAAAAGACATGCTTGGCAAAATTTTTGACAGATTAGAGATGAAGGCAGACAAATGAACAAGAACAGATTTATTTCGCAAATTCGATTCCATGAGGGGGTCGAAAGCAAGGTATATAAAGACCACCTTGGCATAGAGACTATAGGCGTGGGTAGGAACCTCAAAGACCGTGGGCTATCAGAGGATGAAATTGACTATCTTTTAACCAACGATATTACAATCATTGAGAATGAACTTGATAAGTCTTTCCCTTGGTGGAGAGATTTAGATGAGGTGCGCCAACGTGCATTAGCTGATCTGGCTTTTAATATGGGCATCCCTAGATTGCATGGGTTTGTTAAAATGCTTGGCGGGTTACAGCGCAGAGACTACCACGCCGCCGCAGAGGAATTACTTGATTCCAAGTATGCAAAGCAAGTTGGGGCAAGGTCATCTCGTGTCGCTGGCATGATTAGGACAGGTGAGGACAGTAGTGATTTTTAATGCAGACAGTATTCGTTCTTCTGGTTTTCTTAGGGGGGTCATTGCAAAGTGGTAACACTTTTTTTGCCGATATTGATAGGTGTCTTTATTTCGCAAATCGGATTATGTCTAATCCCCCCAATCCTAAAGGCGAGAGAGGTGCGAGTTACAAGGCCATTTGCGAAATTAGAAAAGTAGACCCACAGCAAGTAATGGTTCATAGGTGATTTATGTATGAGTATAAAATCAAGGAAGTGGTCAAGGTCGTTGATGGTGATACCATTGATATAATTATTGATTTGGGTTTTGACTTAACCAAAAAAGAGCGTGTGCGTTTAGCTGGCATTGATACGCCAGAAAGCAGAACTAAGGATTTGGAAGAAAAAGCATTTGGTCTTGAGGCAAAGGAATTTTTGGAACGCCGCATATCTGATTGCGATAACCTATGGGTGTCCACAGAGAAAGACGGCAAGTATGGTCGTATGCTGGGCAACATCTGGTGCGGGGTAATTAATATAAATGAGGAAATGGTCAAGCGTGGTTATGCTTGGGAATACGATGGCGGAAAAAAAGAAAAGAACCTAGATGATTTGAGGGCTATCAGAGGGATTATATAAGGATGTTAAATATCCACCACACAGTCGAGGTGGCTTATGTTCTTGTAATCACTATGTGGGGTCACACAGGGCTTCAATGGGAATACATAGGAAATCAGATTGCTTTGCAACAACCAATGACAGAGGCGCAATGCGAATACCTTATTGATGAGGAGATGTGGGAAGCGACATACAAGAACGAATATTACCGCATGATGGCACATTGCTTTCCAACGGATTGCGCGGGGATGAATAGCTGTGACTGAAGAAAAGAAAAAGGCTCTATCTGTAAACGTGGGTGAAAATAGTTTTGAGCTTGTTTTGCGTATATTAGGAAACGAGTTTGTTGCTATCAAAATAGGTAGTACAAATTTCAGCGGGAAATTAATCGCGGGTGGTATTTTGTTATTGTTTTTCACGTTTATGATTTTGGAGGTGTTTGGTCTATCACAGGTCATGGGTGTTGAGTGATGGCTACAAAAATAAACGAGAACACCGAATTATCAATGCCTATTCGCAACTTGATTGCGATGGTTGTTGGAGCCGCCATCGGTACATGGTGCTATTTTGGGATCATTGAGCGTCTAAACAGCATCGAAAACAAAATTATTTTAATTGAAGCGGATTTGAAGCAAAACACTGAATTTAGGATAAAATTTCCAAGAGGCGAGCTAGGTTTGACGGCATCTGATCAAGAACAGAATATGTTGATTGAGCATCTCTCAGGTCAATTTGAAAAGCTCCAAGAGCAGATTGACGGAGGCCGCGCACCACATGATCAGCAACAAAAATTGACATTAGATTTTTATGAGAAACGATTAACCAATATTGAAGAACAGATAGAAAAAATAAGGAACGCAAACCGTGGTAACTGAAACAATCACACTGATATTGTATATGGCGGGTGATGTTGCGGAGCATACAGCGTTTGAAAAAATATCTAAATGCTTAAAGACCAAGCGGAAGATAGAAAGAAACCTATACAAAAAATCTACATCGGTCAGGTACGCTTGTGAAAATAAAACCGTTGTTATTGAGAAGAATGAAGATGGTTCAAATTATATCGTGAGGATAATAGAATGATACAAGCTCTAATTGGACCAATAGCAAACCTTGCTGGGTCATGGATGGAATCAAAGGTTGAGCAAACAAAGGCCAAGGGTGCAGTCGCTAAAGCTCGCGCTGAAGCGGAAGCACAGGTTATGGTTACGGCGGCTACACACGAAGCTGGCTGGGAAAAGATTATGGCTCAAGCGTCAGACAACTCATGGAAAGACGAAG